GTCTCCTTGGTTCCTTGTTTTTCAAAATTTTCCTGATCGTTGTCATTATTGCTGTAATCGTGTTTGCGCCTGAATTTGCTCCAACTCTCGTAAATGCTGCGGCAACAACTGGTGCCGCAATTGGTTTAACTGGTACATTAGCGTTAGTTGTAGGTGCTGCCATTAATGCGATTGCTGGTATGATTATAACTTCGTTAATAATGAAAGCTTCTATTGCTATTTTTGGTGAAAAGCTTGGTCTTATTATTGGCACAATTATCAGTATGGTTGGAGTGAACGGTCTAACTAATTTGGCAAATGGTCAAGGTTTTACCATTAACTTTGGTAATATGATGACTGCTCAAAACCTGATGACGCTCACTTCATCAATTGGTAACGTATATGCTAAGTTCGTGACAATGGACGCCATGGAGACTATGCAAGATGCTCAAAAGCTGGTTGAGCAGTATGAGAAAGATTCGAAAAGAATTAAGGATCTCTTTGCACAGAATTTTGGTTATGGTAATGGGATCATAGATCCTCTCCAACTGCTCGACAGCAGTCAGTTTATGATAGAGCACTCCGACACTTTTTTGGGTCGAACTCTTCTCACCGGCACCGACATTGCACAAATGTCTATGAATATGCTGGGAGCCTTCTCTGACATCACATTGAGTAATGATCTGCCTTTGAGCAGTTGAGATTGAAAGGTTAGACTAGATGGCCAGTTCTTTTCTTTTTCCAGTATCGGCTTTTAATGTCGGTCCCGGAAGTATGTCTACTGGGATTAGTTCCCCTCAAGATCTGTTGTTTAATACCCCCGGTTACGGGGATTTCGGATCTATGGATGGAACGATACTCAATGATGCTGGTAAGAATGTTCCTTCTTTTGGTTCCAGTCTAGGTGCCAATCTCGATACAGCTAAATTGGCTCTGTCTGGTCTAGGGACCATCGGTAATCTGTGGGCTGCATTTCAGGCTCAGAAGCTTGCTAAGAAGCAGTTCAATTTCACCAAGCAGATCACTGAGACAAATCTTGCTAATCAGGTGCAGTCGTATAATACGACGCTCGAAGATCGTGGTCGTTCTCGTGCTTTTGCTGAAGGTCAGAGTGCTGTTGATGCTCAGACGTATATCGACAAAAACCGTCTAACCAGTGGAGGTTAATTCATGGCTACGCTGACTTGGCATAATGTCGATGCTCCAGACTTTCGAACCAGTCTGGAAGGTTATCAGACTTTCAGCAAACTGCTGGATAATGCTTTTCGTGGTGCCAATGAGGGCATCAATACGTTCGATGCTTCTCTTAATGAGAAGGCGAATACCGCTGTCATCGCCGCTGCAATGCGTGAGCGTGATCCTGAAGCATATCAAGCTGCCCTTGCTTCGGGGCAGTTTGTTGAAGGCGTCGATCCTCGTCGAGTATCAGCCCAGACCTATGCTGCTCTGAACAGTCAGGCGAGTTCGCTTCTGAACCAAGCAACCCAGTCTCAGCAACTAGGTGACATGAAGTATGCCTCAGATCAAGGCAAGGCATTCGATCAGCTTGGTGATGAATATCAGCAGATTGAAAGCCTTCGTCGTACTGGTACTCCAAAAACAAACGCTGAAGCAGATCGTCTTATGGCTTCGCTTCGTCCTCAGCTTGATGCTGTCGGTACTCGAAACACGATGGGCTTCATTAAGGGGCTGAATGACTCCGAGCTATTTGGCGTCGATCTGACTGGTCGTCGTCAGGAACAGACGTTGGCTGGTAATCGTGATCGGCGAGATGAAACTCGTCTCGGTTACGAAGGTCAGCGTGTCGGCTTCGAGCGTTCTCGTCTGAATATGGAGGAGGGTCGATACAATTGGGAAGTCAGTGATCGAAACGATATAAAGAGTGGCCAAGATGCGTTCATGAAAATGCGGGGTCGGTCTATGGATCGTGAAACGGCACTGTCAGCTTTCAGTTCTCCGGAGTTTCAAAACCTCACTCCGGGGGCAAAAATGTATGCCCTTCAGCAACTCAATAATAATAATTGGGGCAATATCTATACACCAGATCAACTTGGAGCTGCTGCTGGTTTTTCGCCTACGGTTGCTGGCGCAAACACTGGTGCTGGTCCGAGTGATCCTACTCGGGTTATGAATTATCAAGCTCGCGCAGCAGGTTTCAGTGCTGTGCCTGATAGTGTTCGCACTTTGGGTAGTGCTTCTGATTTTGCAGTTCAAGTGAATCGTGCTGGTGTAGACTCCAGTGCGATGGGAACATATCAGATTGTCGGCCAGACCATGCGTAACTATGGTCCTCGGGTATTTGGTAAGAACTGGCGGAACATCGAGTTCAACCAAGAGAATCAGGATAAAATAGCTCGGGCTATTTTCAATGATAATCGAGGTAGCGCTGATGCTCTCCGTAAACAATGGGTTTCACTTAATCCTGCTGAGGCTGAACGTGTACGTCAAATGCCTTGGGAACAAGCACGTCAGATCATTGCTGCTAAGGAGTCAGGTGCTTCTACTCAGCAAGTTCGAGGTGGTTCTCCTGTCTCTATTGCTACGGGTGCTCAGCTTCGTGCTGGTCAGGAAGGAGTAAATAAGACTCCTGCTTCGAAACTTCTGGCCTCGGCTGCAAATAATGCAGGCGTTCAGGACGTGGTGGCTTCGCTTCGTCAGGGTAAGTTTGCTAATACTTCACAGGCATTCCTGAAGGAACGTCTGGATGAAATCGTTCGTCATGGCCGAACTAGTGATGGTCGATACACGATCAATTACGCTCAGGCCGGTGACATCCTCAACAGTTCTCTGACTGAGAACAACAATAGTTGGGGTATTACCAACTGGCTGTCTGGCAACTCAGTTCGAGTTGGTAAGGACGGCTGGCGTCTGAACAATGATCGGATCGATCAGGAAGTTCAGCGTTTCCGTAGTGGTGGGATCTCCCGTGATCTGGATCGTGAACAGGGCCGTCAGGCTGATGTTCAAGGGCTGGGTGCTGCGACCAATCAACTGGCCGCTGCTCGGCAGGCATACCAAGCTGCATTGATGCGAGTGCCTGTGCAGCCCGGTCTTCGTGCTGAACTGCCTCGTCTTCAAGCTCGTATGCAAGCAGCTCAAGCTGCTTACGATCAGGTATCAAGTGGAGTGGAACGTCGGAATGCTCCGAATGTCCAACCGTCTGCGAGGGAAGCACCTTCGGTCATGTCAGGTGAATTCTGGAAAGATCTGGTGAAAATTCGTCGAGTGAATTAATCCTCACTACAACGATATATTGGAAAAAAGAAAACCCTCGGCCTTGATGGCCGAGGGTTTTCGATTTAATGATCTAGGCATTCCACAGATTAGGACGTATCATGGGCAGCAATTATCAGGACATTCTGGACCAGTATCTTGCCGCTGATCCGGCAACCAATCCTAATATTTTCGAAACGCCTGTTCCGAAAGTTCAGCAGGTTGAAGAAGCAACAGATCAAAAACGCCGAGAAGCTTATGTACTTTCAGGCATGACAGTTGATAGTTCTAGCTATAAATCAGCTTCTCAACGTGATCGTGATTATCTCACGATGACCCCTAATCAGTTTCGAATGAAATACGGTGACGAAGCTGCTATGAATCTTCAGGCAGATGTGTCCAATATGGACGCTGCTCGTCGTGGTGATATTCAAGGTCGTCGAGATGGTGTCACTATGCTCGGTGATACTGTAAATTCGGCTGGTATGGGCTTAGTGAACACTGTCGGTGGTATTGCTGCTCTTGGTCTTGGATTGGCCAATGACGACGCTGGTGTCTGGGCTTCTCGTAAGCTAGGTAATCTGAATGAGTTTACACAGAGTTTTCAGTCCGACCAACTTAATGCTGCCCGTCGATCCTATGGTGCTCAACAAGAACTCGACGCCCGTGACAACAAGGCCAACTATGAAGAGAACCGTAAAGAATACGGTGACACTGTAGCTGGTCTGTGGCGCGTTGGTGCCGATATGGTAAACAGCCTCGGCAATTCTTTTGATACGCCGATGCTTGCACAGGATACCGTTGCTTCTGGTGTAGGTTCACTTTTTGCTGGTGCACCTATCGTCAAGGGCTTGAAGGTCATTGGTTCGGCTGCGGTCAAGGGAGCTGTGGCAGCTCGTCCTTCACTACTACTCAGTGAGGCAGCGAGCAAAGCTCTTTCCGTTGGTTCCAAAGCAGCATGGCCTGCCGCCATCGGCCTGATGGAAGGTGGTGGTGCATATCAGCAGACGGCTGAAGCTGCTTATGAACAGCTTCGCGGTCGGGAAGATCTGACCGAAGATCAGAAAATCGAAATGGCCAACAATGCTGCTTTGATGGCAGCAGCCATTCAGGCACCGGTAGGTGCTGCTACGGGCTTGCTGGTCAGCCGTTTTGAGTCGTCCCCTCTCCGAGTCCCTACGGTTCGTGGAGCAGCCTCAAACGTGGTCAGGGAGACTGTAGAAGAAGGCGTCCAGTCCGGATCGGGTCAGCTTGCACAGAACATGGCTTTATCCCAGGAAGTCAATCCTGAGCAGGATCTACTGCAAGGTGTGGGGGGGCAGGCTGGCCTTGGTGCATTGGGTGGCTTCGGTGCTGCTGGTGTGGTGCAAACTCCGGGTGTTGCTCTGCGTGCATCTATCGAAACAGCGAAGCTCCCGTTCCGTGCAGTAGGTGCTGCTTTGTCCTATGCTGGTAATCGTGTTGAAGCTCGGAACCAGAGAGTTCAGGACGAGATCCTTCAAGGTCTTCACGATGAAGCAATGATAACGGCTCCGGATGCTCAAGTCGAAGCTAGTCAGATCATTGAAGCAGCGAATGCATCTGAAGAGGTAAAGACGACGGCTCGTGATTTTGTTGCTCAGACGATGGAGCGTCTGTCGAACTCGACTTCCATTCAGGAAGTAGCAAAGCGTGTCACGAGCGCCACAGCAGATATTCGTGAACGTCTAACGGCTTTGACCAAACTATCTTCGATGGTCTATGAAGGTAAGACTACGCAGGATCAGGAAACTCCTGAGATCCTAAAGGGATCTTCGATCCAATCCATCAAAGATGTGGTGGCAAACACTGTGCAATCTGAGAGCGTTCAGAAGGCAATCGAACAGGGTAAGAAGCTCTACGAGGAATATGCTCCGGGCATCAATGGTGCCATGAACAATGCCCTTATGAAGTTCAATGCTCTTCGAGCAAAGGTTGGAAGTCAGGGGACTTCTAACTCGGCTTCTGTTGAAGCTGAGATCACCAATGTTCAGAATGAGCTTAACGAGGGTACCCAGCTTGTTCTCGGCATGGCTGAGCAGATTCCAGAACAGGTTGATCCTGAAGTTGCAGATCGTATTCTTTACCATTCGGAAAATGGTGGTATCAATTTGACGACTCAGCAGAAAGTAACTTTACGTTCTGCTTCTGCTACAGCTCGTGCTGTTCAGCAAGGTAGTGAGCTGGCTTCGAAATATGGTCTAGTCAATGCTGAAACGGTATCTCGTCAAGTACTGACGGATAAGCCGAATGAAGGTAGTAGCTTGTCGCTGTACGGCCATCTTGAAGAGGTTCGGACGGCATATAATGCGGGTGATCTCGATCTCGCTACCCAACGCCTCACTGATCTTCGTAGCTTTGCTCAGAGCCAGAGCAACAAGGTCGCTGCCTTTAATCAGGCTTTGATTGGTGGGAATACGAGCAGTCATCGACCAGTCGTCTACAACGCTCATATCGGTGAGGGGAAGTTCCGGCCCACTTCCACGAGTAAAGTCAATCTCAGTCCCACCAATATTAACTCGGTCAAAATTGCCCAGCAGGTGGCTGTAGAGGCTGTTACCCTCACTAACGCTTTGAACAATTTGAGTGATGCTTTCCCTGATCTCGGTGTCAAGCATGTTACTATTCCTTTGTTGGACGTCTCTTTGGATGGTGAGGCAGCTACTGTCGCTCAGGAATACCGTAGTGGGAAGCGAATGGTTTCTGTCAACATGAGAGACAATGCACAGACTGGGCTGGAACCGGTAGCTGGCGTAAGCAACGTCGAGAGCATCGGTGCTGAGATTGAAAAGAGGCAAGGTGGTCAATCCTCTGAGCTTGGTGAAGTGGAAGCTTCTGTTTCTAATCCAGATCAGACCATTAGTGAACAGGTGGATCAGACTGAAGCTGAACCCGATGTTGCAAAAATACAACAGTCGAAAGAAATTTCACAGCCTGAACAGATCGAAGAAACTGCTCCTACGGAGCCGAACCAAAAAGAGAAGAGCACTGCTCCTCAAGAGCAAGTTCCTGAAGTTGTTCAGGAAAAGCGTGTAGCCGCCACCGATGAGCAGGAAGCTCAGACAGTCGAAAACGCGTATCCGGATCTTCTTGGTTCCAAGACGAACCGGCTTCGGCGTGCGTTTAAAATTCCGAACAACAACGCGACTCGGACGTTTGCTGTTGATAGTCCGATGTCAATTGTTCGTGATGGGCTGAAGAACGAGACAGCTTTCCGTCAACTGATTGATGGAGACCTGAACCGGAAGTTCACGCCTGAGATCGCTGAAGCATACAGACAGTATCTTAAAATTGGAGATGCACTGCTGAAGACTTTGGATAATCGTCTTCAGGCATTCCTGAATAAACCTGCGACCAAGAAAGCTGGTATCGACAATGCTACGACTTGGCTGAATGGTCAGGCTGTAAATATTGTCGATCAAAACGAAGATGGATCGTATTCGTATAATCAGAAGCTGATCGAGAATGCTGTTCTAGCTGGTCTTCAGTGGTATCTGAAGATGAACCAGTACGGTGGTAATCTGGATGAGAAGGATGCGCGTAGCCTCCTTCGTCTTCCTGCTGATGCCATACTGCCTGAAGGTCTTGTCGATGAAATTAATAATGCTGGTATGGGTACAGCTGAGATGGCTCGTTCGCTGTCTCGTGAGATCCAGCGTTTCTGGGGTCTGGAAGCTGACAGCTCGCAGCCTCGGAATTTCTCGGAAGGTGTTCCGGAAGGTGTGGCTAAGGAGATTCTTGTGGCTATGCTTGACGCTGGCCTACTGAAGCAGAACGAAGTGGATATTTCGGGCGTCACGACGAATGAGAATATCGACCATCTCAACCGCTACCAGATGAGCACGGTGGACGACGAAGGAAAGACGAAAGTCATTCCTGCTGATCATCCTGTTCGTCAGTTCCCTACAGCTATCGAGAAAGCTGTTCTGACCGAAACGGAAGAGGTTCACTATCTTGGTGAGCTTCCCCCTGCTCCGTCGAAGACACAGCTTCGAAACGATGCTGTTGAGAATACTCCCGATCAGCTTCGTTCACTCGAAAAGCAGCAGGCGGTTGAGCACCAGTTGAACATGCCGTTTGTTGGAATGATCCAGCAAATGGGTGAAACAATGCTTCTTCGTCTGTTTGGTGGTGGGGATGTTGAAAATACTCCACTAAACCAAAACCACAAGAAGACTTTGGCCGGGCAGAACTTGACGCTGCAATCAGCCTATCTGTCGATTATGTCACTGGTCACTGAGGCCCAGAATAAAGCTGATCTGGATGGTATCGATGTAAGTGATCTGGCTATTCACTTTGCTTATAATGACACGGTGGTGAACCGTGCTCAGATGTTGGGCAAGGACAACCCTCAGTCGAACAAGCTGATGCGTGAAGCGATCTTACCGACTTGGAAGGTTTTGGATCTGACAAATGGATCCGTCCGAGATCAGTTTTTCATGGGTCTGGCTCAGGCTCTGGGTGTGAAGGTTCATACCCAGTCTCATGAAAAGACAATGAGTGATCTTCAGAAAAAGCTGGATAGTTTCAGTGAAACGCTTTCGGCTATGGCCAATACCAGTCAACTAAAGTTCACTCCTGAACTCATTGATACGATGAAATCGGAAGGTGTGAACAGTGTTGCTGGTCTTCACGCTCTGATGGAGTACGCTCGTTATCAGGCTTCGGAAGACAAGTCTGCTTTCCGTACCTCAATCTATTTCGAAGCGGATGGTGTCACCAACGGTGTCATTAATGCGATGGCTTTGTTCTCGTCTGGACCATTCACGTCTGAGTGGTTGGAGAACATTGCTCGGGGTGGGTATAACGTCGGGGAAGAACCGCTTTCATTGGCTCAGATCCGAACTCGTTTTGCGAAAGCTTCGGCTGACCTTTACGGTCTAGCTGGAACGAAGACGACCGAGCATGTGAAAACGCTTCGTGAAAAGTATCGCGGTCAGGGAGAGATTACTGGTCAGTTTAATGCGATCCGTGATCTGCTGACTGAATTTCTTAGTGACAGTATCCGAGTGAACGAGAACAACGATCTGATTGTTGATCGCGGTGCTGTGAAAAATCCGCTTACGATCACGATCTATGGTTCGGGCACCAAGGGCATCGCTGGTAATATCGTCGATGAACTCGTCTCGAAGATCTATGAACGTATGTCTTTGACGGCACAGCGTGTTGCTGAAGATCATAATCTGACTGAAGCTCAAGCGTTTTACGGTGGTGATGCTCAGTCTGCCGAGATCAAGTTTAAACGACTGATGTCAAACCTGAATACTGTGGTCGCCAATCGTCTGGTCATGAACGATGGCGAACTCGTGGTTGAGAACATCATCAAGGGAAGGGCAGAAAGCTTTGGTGATCCGAAGACTTTTACGTTCCCGAAAGTTGGGATCGATACGATCCGGCAGAACATGCTTCATACCTTCGTGGAACCGATGGTCGATGGGATCACCTATACGGTCGGTAAGGATCTGATCGATAATTTGACGATCATCAAGACGCAGATCCAGTCATGGTCTTTGATTGGGAAGTTTGCTTATCAAGCTGCGTATAACGAAGCTATCTTGGAGAAGCGTAAATTTAATCCGGAGATGAGTAAGAATGAACTGCTCAGTCGTCGTGAAGAACAACAGATCATGAAAAAAGTTTGGGAGCAACTTCCATTCTTTTCGACTGGTTCACAGAACTTCCTGTTCGGCATGAAGCAGGCGATGGATGTTCGTACTGAGTTTGCTCGTGGTTTTAACGATGAACTCAACACTCCAGCATTCGGTTACACGCCTGACGATGCTGGTGTGGCTGGTATTCCGGGTATCACAATTGGTACTGGTGATGGTCAGACTGTGCTAAATGCTATTGCTGATCCTGATATGCCTGAAGGTTTCCTTCAGATTTTTGATGGTATCCATTCTTCTGTTCTTGACATGGAGACCATGGGTCGTGTGGCCAATAAAGCAGTATTTGGTGCATGGCAGAACAATCCGCTTGGTGATCTGTCAAAGGCGTTCAGTTCTTTTGTGGATCAGGTGGATCTGTCCAATCTGACCGAGGAACAGCGAAAGGCTTTGACGAAGAGCCTGTTTCCTCCTCGGTTCTGGCGTACTGCTCAGCCTGCTGATGTGCTCAAAAAGGCTCTTAAGGATTGGTCGAAGCGTGGTGAGGAAGCTGCTCAGGGGATCGCTGAACGTCATGCTGTGATGGCACAGGTTCAGTCCTCTGTGGACCAGATGGCAGGTGCTGCGACCCCGTATCAGATCAAGGGCTTGATCCTTTCTGGTTCCCCGGAGCAGAAGGCTGCTGCTATGGAACGTCTTCGTCATGGTGATTTTGAAGTTGAGCAGGTGGCCGAGCAACGCGAGGCTGATTTGCGCCCCGCAAATCAGCCGAGTCCGGCTCCAACTTTCAAGCAAGCTACTCCGAGCTTGTTGGCTGCTATGCTGGATAAGGCGATCAACAAGATCACGAATGATCGTCTCACTCGTGCTCTGGTGCGAGATGTCGTTCGTTCAGGTCGAGTGGACGATTATCAGATCCACATTGGTAGTCGTGAAGAACTGCTGACTAAGGCTGCTGATCTCGGTATTCAGATCCCGTCAAATCGTGCTGGATTTGAAGGTTTTATCCATCCTCAATCGAAGTCGATCTTTGCGGTGGATGGTAATCCTGAAACCATTCTGCACGAATTAATTCATGCAGCCACGTATAGCATTATCGAAGACTTCTATAATGAGGAAGGCACTCACAATCTGACTCCTGATACTGTGGATGCAATCCAGCGTATCGAAGGTTTGATGGATGAATTCAAGAATGCTGATCTGGAAGGGACGGCATATCAGAATGCTCTGGACGAAATGGAACGTCAGGCTGTCGCTGGGAACCGAGCAGGTGAACTTAACGAGTTCATGGCATGGGCACTGTCGAATGCTGATTTGAGTAGCCAGCTCAAGGAGACCAAGATCGACAAGGCACTTCGTATTGCCCGGTCGGTGATCCAGTCTCTGAAGCAGCTTCTGTGGGGTCGGAAGCGTTCGGCTGCTGTTAAAGATGATATGTTCACGAACCTTCGGTTCAATACGAACATTATTATGCGTAGCCAGCAGACGATTTCTGGGACGGCCTCGAATGGAGTGTTGTTCCATGATCCCAACTTCGGTGAGTCGTCTCGTCTGACAGATCTGATGGAACGCATGAAATCGAAGATTACTGACTATGCGAACACAGATTCTGTGACCCGTGAGATCAATCGTGAGAAGCTCAATCCTGCATTGGCTAATGGCTCTCGGGTTACTCTCGCTTTTCAGAATGCTGGCTTCGATATGACGAAGCAAGAGCAAATGGCTTTCATTCGTATGGTGGCCATCATGGGAACGGATGCTCAGTTAGATGCTAACAGCACTCTGCGTATGCAGGAGTTGTTCACGCATGTCGGAAAGCATCTGTCTTTGGAAAGCTTCATGCGTGATCCGAGCCAGAACGACTCGGCTGACATCGATCAAGCTACGCAGAAGTTCAACATCTTGATGGGTAAATTTGCTTCTCGGAAGGATGCATATGATCGAAGTGTGGTGCTTCCAGCATTCATTGCTCTAGCAACGGTGAATAAAGACTTCCGTAAGATCCTGTCGGCAATGGAAATGCCGAAGACAAAATATGCAGAGTGGAACTCTCTGAGTAATATTCTGGATAACATCGGAGACACGTCTATAGATAATCTATCTCGGTGGGTTTCCGGTGAGGGTGTTCTCACTAAGGATGTTCAGACTGCTCTTGATGGTTTGATGGAGCAGATGCTCGATACTGCTCAGGAAAGTGAACTTTATATTGAGAAGTTTACCAATCCTGTAGGTAATGGTATCGACCGGGTGAACCAGACGGTTATTGAAGCCATGGACTGGGTAGGCAAGAAAGCTGCCAAGAACGTCGAGAATATTCGAACCAATAATCCGGATGCAAAGATCCGTATCAAGATGGCTGAGAGTCTTCAAACCATCACTGGATTGTTGAATGAAGAAAACGGCCATGCTTCGGCAGTAGCGTTGATGTCGGCTGCTAATCGCACGAAAGTCTGGCGTCCGATGTACGATCTGCTGAAGGACCTCGTTGGACGTACTGCTGAAAATGCACAAGTTTACGATCTCATCAAGATCGCTCGAACTTGGGTCAACGGCATTCGTCAGCAGTATCGTGAGCAATTCCCTCGGATCGTGAACAGTAAGTTTACTCGTGAACTCACGGATGACGAACAGAGCCATTTGTATCATGGTCTGGGTGAAACTGGTTTTGCTTCGCTCATGCGAGGGAACAGCATTGAGCGTGTGTTCGAACTCATGAGCGATCAGGCTGCTCGTGATGTCGAAGTTCGAAATCTGATTTCGAAGATCGAGGAACTATCGCCCCAGAATGCAAAGCGTATTGAAAGCAAAGCGCGCCAGCTTGCGAAATATATGATCTTGAAGAAAAACGACCATGGGAACTTGCTTCGTAATGCTGAAGCTATTGCTCATCTTTTAAATGAGAATGGTGTGAAGGGTACTATTACCAGTCAAGCGATGATTGATGGGATTGATCATTTAGTGTCGGTTCTGGCGTTCAATGAATTGAGTGATGTTTCGAAAGCTTCGCTCTCTTCATTGGTTCAGAGCGAAGCCAAGGGTCTGACGTTCATTATGTCCTACCTTCAGGGGCAAGATGAGATCGACCGTGCTAAGGCAACGGATAATGCTCGGTTCAACCACTTCAAGGGGCACATGCCCTCTGAGGCCACTCAGGGTGTTAGCCTATTGGTCTCGCATGATAGTGGTGCTGCTCGACTGCTGGAGAAGAGCTACACCCGTCTGCGGGCTTTCAGCGGCTCGTCCAAAGATCCCACAGCTGGAAAGCGTGGGTACTACTTCGCTCCCGTGTCTGGTCGTGCTTCGTTTTCTCAGGGCATCATGCAGAACGTCCAGCAGACAGTCTCTGGCGTGGACAAGACTACGGGCTTCTCCACTGGACTAACGGCTGGTGTGATTAGTGATCCGCTCATAGTGGCGAAGATCACGGCAGATCGAACCAAGGAGACTGGACAGGCTCTGATGCCGGTGTTCGATGAAAATGGAAACCTGTTCGCATATGAGCGAAGTATCGATCCTGCGATGCTGGATCGGCTTCAGATCAAGACGAACATGGCTCAGGCTATGGGCATTCGTTCCGGTCGTCAGGTGGAAGAGGCTCTGTCGCATGAGTTGAACAAAACGCTCATCGACCGTCTTCGAGATATGTGGAACAAAGATAAGCTCACTCGTTCCAATGAGTATGTCAATCTGTTCAAGAGTAAGGATCCGATCCATAAGGATGCGGTGAAAATCTTCTCGAATGAGACAATGGAATATATCCGAGCACGGTTCCCTGAGGGACTCTACGTGCGAAAAGATATGATTGATGATGCAGTTGGTTATCGGTCTGCTTCTGTTGGTGATGTTTGGACTGGTAATTCACGCTGGTCTCCTGCCACTCAGAAGCAGGTGAAGAAAGTTCTGATGGGGATGTTTGGAAACAAAGCGTATCAGCGTGTGGTACAAGCTGAGTCGCTCCTCCAAAATATCATACAGGATATCCGGGTCGTCATCGTCATCAAGAGCATCGTGGTTCCGATGGCGAATGCTGCGAGCAACGTATATCAGCTCATTGGGCGTGGTGTGCCTGCTACTCAGATCTTCCGGAGCATTCCAAAGAAGACTTCTGAGATCGAGGCATGGCACAAGAGCAGGATCCGTCAGATCGAAGCTGAAGCTGAACTGATGGCGACAACTAATATTTTGGAGCGGCGTCGTCTCGAAGCCGAAATCCAGACGATCAAGGACAGTCACAAACGTCTGTCGATCTGGCCATTGCTTCAGGCTGGTGAATTCAGCTCGATCTCTGATGCCGGTTCGCGGGATGACATTCTGTTATCGGAAGGAAAGCTCAGCGAATATCTGGAACGTGCGGTCAACAAGTTGCCGAAGTCGGTTCAGACGGCTGGCAAATATGCCGTCTTCTCGAAGGACACAGCAATGTTCCGTGCTCTCCAAAAGAGCGTTGAATACGGTGATTTTGTTGCAAAGAGCATCCTGTACGATGATCTAATCAAGCGTCAGGGCAAGACGAAGAAGGAAGCACTTGGTCAAGTGACCGAAGAGTTCGTGAACTATGATCGTCTTCCGGGACGTGACCGAGCATATTTGGAAAGTATCGGTCTTCTCTGGTTCTACAACTTTAAAATCCGTTCGTCGAAGGTTGCAGTAAGTATGATCCGGAATAATCCAGTTCATAGTCTTATCTCGATGAGTCTACCACTTCCTATTAGCGGAATTGGTACGTCTCTTGAAGATAATCTGTGGGCTGCATTGTATGATGGTCGCGCATCTAACTCTGTTGGATTTGGAATGGCATTCCGAGCACCGGGTCTTTTGCCTCTCGGTAATCTGCTTTGGTAAAAGAAAAACCCCTCTGCTAGTTCCTTAGCAGAGGGGTTCGTTCTTCAGATCTGAGATTGTGAGCCGATCAGGATCTCTGGTCTGGTGGCTTTCGTTTCCTCTTGGAGAGCAGGAGCGAAGCCCCTAAGATCATTATCCCAACTGCTATGTAGGGAGCTGCTGAGATGATGGCAAAGATCAAACCGAGATACAATGCCAACATCAAGATCCCTACAATAAGGATCCGCAGCATTTACCTCAGTTCTTCGGCTTGTTCAGGTTACTGAACAGCGAGGCACGCGGGGCGGCTTCGGTTGCTTCAGCAGGCTGTTCGGCTTTTTCTTGAGCGCTGAGATCGTCACTGACGACTTCATCAGCAGCCGAGATAGCAATATCCGCAGACACGTTGTCCTCGTTCGACTGTGTTTCCTGCGCAGACGCAACAAGTTCGTTTCCCAAAGACGCTTCTTCAACAGGAGCGTCTTCTTCCTTTGGTTTGTCGTTGGCCTTGGGGATGTTCAGGGCCTTCGCAGCCTTGGTTCGCCCATCGAGCTTCTCGGTGGTGGCAGTCACCACAGTAGCTTCAGCTGCTGATTCAGGTTGGGAAATCGGACGAATTGTAGTGGTCGTAGCAGTCGCAGTGCTCTCACGAGCAACTTCATCCGCATTGCGGATTAGGATCGTCGCGGTGAAACCTGCACTACCACGAGTAGCAGAGAGATCGATATCGAGTTGAGCATCAGGTTTGATTTCCATCATGGAACCAATATGGTCCTTGATGGCCTGTTCGATATCAATTTGTTCGATGGTGATCTTGATCGCCATGATGACAGCACCTTACCTTTCAAATAGTCGCATGAGGTTTTTGAACGTAGGAGTGAGCACTCCTGCGTGGATCGCACCAAATCCGTCTGCGACGTGTTCGGCTTTAGCAGCGATCAATGTTTCACCCTTCCGGGTGTAGGTCGGCCAATTAGCCTCGGGATATAGATCGACTGCCCAATCGATCATTTGCTGCTTGGTGGCGTTCTTATTGCCTGTGGCTGCCTGTTTAACTTCGAAGGCAGTCACTTCAATCAACGGTATTCCGAGTGCTCGGATAGAACCAAGGATACCGACGCAGATTCCGTAACTGGCCATTGCTCTTGCCGATTGTGATCCAACAGGAACTTCGACAAAGATGGCTTTACAGCGTTGGGCTGCTTCGATGGCAGTTTTGGCTAATTGCTCTGATTTGAACAAGTCGTTGGAATTGTTTCTGACTTGCTTGCCCTTAAGTTCCTCTGGTTCCAAAATCGTCAGGTGAGGATTGTTTAGATACCCACCATTCAGATCCAGATCGGCTTCTGTGATGCCCCAGTGAGTAAGGCTTGGGTCAAACCCAGCTACACGGATTATCATGTTGACCTCAGAGAAAGACCTTCCTGAGTTGATCTCAGGAAGGTCTCTTGTTACTCCAACTTACCTCGTGAGGCAAGTCGTTATTTACCAAAAAGCGACTTCCGTTCGCCACCCGAGCTTCCACCGGAAGTTGGAGGAGCACCAGCCGAGCGACCCGGACGACCGGCCTGACCAGCTTCACCATCCTTGATGGTTCGACGGTCCATGACCTTGCCCTTGTGAGCCTCGACCCATGAGTTGAAGAAGGTCGGAGCTTCGGCACCGTCTGTAGCTTCTTTGACCGTCATCTTGGTCGGGAAGTGGAACACCTTTTCGGTGGTATTCACATCACGGGTATCAGCAATGGCGACATAGTTGCCACTGTTGTCTTTTTGGTTCTTGTTTTCCAGCCGCTTATAGATGGCCAGATAGACCTTCTTGCCGAGCAGATCGACAAGGACCGGAACCGACTTGGGCAGTTCCTGCTTGGCGTCGGCATCGTAGACCTTGACGGTCTTCTCTTCCGTATCCTGTGCCGAAAGTGGCTTGTCGGTCGTGACGAGACAGATATCGTTGACGTGATCGAAGCCAGCGAGTGCCCGCTTCTTTCCCGTCTCTTTGCCGTCTTTGTCCTTGGCCATGTAGTAGTTTTGGCCGTTCTTGCCGGTGACGTAGAACGTCTCACGGTATTCCTTGCCATCGGTATCATTGAAGATCATGCTGACGAACTGAGCACCGCCGCTGGACTTACCAGCATAAGCGACCTTAATTTCAAGTTCGTACACATCGGTTTCGCGGCTATACGCGCCGCCACCGACGCGATCTTCCTTCTGTTCCAGACCATCATCGGTCAGGTTTCCAAACAAGCCCATGTGCTTTTCTTTCTGTATTGTTTCTACTTAGCTCTCTGCTGATTAGCTGTTGTAGAACTTGTGGAGGTGGTCCAGCAGGACTTGGGCGTCATTGTCCATGAAGGTCTGATCTTTTCGGAACATCCCCATTGGAGAACGAATACGTTGGCCGGTTGTCTTACTGGTCAGACGAGTCTGGAAGACATATTTGAAGCCGAGGTCTTCCTCTTCCTCGGTGACGGTCAGCACCCCTCCATCGCCTTCAATGAAAGGCTGGAGATCCTTGAGCGTCATTCGCTTCGTCGAAACCACGGTAGAGAAGTAAGCTTCTACTCCGTTGTTCTTGAGCGAACCCTTAATCGGGACAGCCGTCTTGGTGTCCAGATTTTTCTCATCATATTCGTCTTTGGTGTGGGCGATGATGATGACTGGCTTGTTGAACTGCACCACGAGGCGTTGCATCAGATCCTTGAAGAACTGAGCATAGTTACCCCATGCAGCCATAGTATTGGCCGAGTTTACGACATACTGGGTTTCGAACATGTCCATTAAGAACGTGATCGAGTCGATGATGATACCGTCCAGCATGTCACGGTTGGTAATAGCTTCGTTGAAATATTCCACTACCTGATACGGATCACTGATCCGAACGGTGTTGAATTTATTCTTGAACGGGAGCTTTTTACCAGCTTCGGTATTCATATACACCCAGCGATCTTGATTTCGGATATTACGTAGGGAGGCAGACTTGCCAGTGGTTGACTCACCGGAAATCAGAATGAGCTGGTCATTTGTTTCTGGGTAGTCATCACTGTCAGTGTGTTGGTCGGACATGGTGTTTCCTTCTTTGGTTTCAGTCCGTAGGTTTATGCAGCTCCGAACCAAGAAAAAGAGCTGCCCTTACCGTTGGTGTAGTTACTTGCGTTCGAAGCGTTTTCCAACAGTGACCATGATGGTCGTGTCGATCTCGTCTTCAGTGAGTGGGTTGCTGAGCTTTTTGTTGAAGTCATGCACCTGTCGCTGAACCGATACCAGATTCATGCCGCTGTCTACGAGAGCCAAAGCATATTTAATCATCTGGTTGTTACGGTTCCCCGAAGCGATACGCTGAGCGAACCACCGTTCGAGGTTATCGAGACTTTCGAGGGATTGCATCCCCTTCTTGTACGCTTCGTTCTTCGAGGTCTTCGGAATGAACGGGAGAGCATCGAGAAGCTCACCATCCATGTTATAGTGGTATTCACCACCATCGAAGCATTCCCACTTCTTCGACCTTTGGTTGGCTGACTCGTCTGTTTTGAATGGGAGCCAACCCATAAAGGAGTTCATGAACTCTTTGTATTCCTCGGAGTCCAATTGAAGATTGTAGTTGATGGGAATGATAAGACGGAAACGATCCGGACCAATAATATCGTCTCCGTGTTCATTGATACGTTCAAACATCTGGTGACGTTTGGTAGTGTAGGTCATGAACTTGAATTCTTTCATCAGTTCATGGACTGTTGTCAGAGGGATATCTCCGTCAACATCAATGACGATCATATTGAACCCAGCGATCACATTCTCCTCAGCACGATGGTTCTTCGTGAAATGATGATTGGCCCAGTGGAATCCGGGAGCTTGGGTCATGTGGTGAAGCTGGTCGAACGGAGCATGTTCACCATTGTAGTTATAGGCCCAATGTTCCGAATAGGAGACAGTCATCTCATCGAGATCAGTCTCCTTGAGCTTCTCGCCTTTGAAGAATTCAATGCCATCGATGAAGCTCTTCTTGATGATGATGTGCTTCTTATAGCCCCATGCCATGGCAAGGGTCATCATCTCGTTACGAGCAGCATTACCGGACTTGTAGAACGGCAGTGCTTCGTGGAGATCGGCGTGAGTTACTTCCGTGTCCACGTCAGCGATATAGCGAGCCAGTTTCACATAGGCTTTCTCACGGTTCAGGATGTCCTGAAACGCTCGACCCGACTCTTCGACGAGTAGGATAGCCGACATGAGATGATCCATCTCGACTTCGTTGCTCTCGTCCACAAATGCCAGAGCACCGGCCAACTTGAGAGCTTTGAAGTAGCGATGGCTCAGCTCGGCCTTCTTGATGTCCTCGTGTTCAGCCAGTTTATCAGAGGCTTGTTCACAGGCGATCTTATAGGTCAAAAGCTGGATGCCAACATCGTCTTCGACGACCATTTTCCAGCCGTACATGGCAGGATCAGCCAGCTTATGGAACTGGCTTGCCCATTTGTTGACGAAGGCGTTGTTGTTGGGTTCGACGAGACGCTGATAGATCTCTTCGGGTGTCATGGAATTCAGAGCCTTACGGTTCTGCTGACCCCAGCCAAAAATGCAGCGTCGGGCATAGCCCGTATCGAGAAACGAGTAGAACTGATCTTCGGTCTGTCCACCATCGAGTAGCTTCGATGGAGTACCGAATAGCAACATGTTGGTGGGTGTCTTCCCATCGAGTTCTTCACCTCGTTGGTTGTCGGCTGTATTTTTGATGAGCTTTTGTTTGACAATACCTTGATCATAGAGTTCAAGGAACAAGGTCAAGACATCGACATTACCGATAAGGTTGGAGCCGATCTCATCAATTTGCAGGTTGATTGAGCCACAGGCAGACAGAAGTAGCTTATGGCGAAGCTGCTTCACCGCAGGAGGAGTTCCGGAGTCGAACGTGAACGGGTAAGCACCGGCAGATTTGAATTCCCGTTCGGCTTTCTCGAATTCCTCCTGTGGGTCTGTTGCGTTTCGAGCTGCACGCCCATTGGCGATGACCCAGAGGTTCTGTTCAGCAATGGTCGGGAAAGTGTCTTCCATGAACCGCTTCTTGAACGGACGTAGAAGCTCGTTTTCGAACACATTGACACTGTGACCCTTACCATAGCCAGAAGTGGCCAGAGCAAGAGCATAAATGTTTACAGGGATCTCACCACGATCTTTGGTGATGATGGTGGCACGCTGAGAGCTTGCCATCTTACCGAGGAAGTATGCAGCCTCGACACGGAAGAAACCCTTGTCAGTGTTCTGGGTCTTATTGCAGAGCACTTCGACGATCTCTTCAATCGCCGGGTGGTGTTGCACTCCAGTCAGATCGATCATGCGAAGTACCTATCCTTTTGTTTGCAGATGGAAAAAGCAGCACAGTATTTCTCGCACCGCTTCGGTTCACCGAGCTTGGTGATGACTACGCCTTTGCCCTTTTCAGAACGATAAGCATCAGCTTCGGCTTTGGTGTCGAAGTTCTTGGTCGAACGGCCATCAGTCTTCGCGGGATCGGCATAGTATTTGAATTGAGGATCCGAACGCCAGATGTCGGCATCAGAGCATTCGACCATAGCTTCTTCAGGAAGAGCCATGTTTTTCTTGATGTCATGGAGTTTAGCTTTGACATACATTTCTGTGTCTTCAAGACTTAAGAGCGGGAGATCTTTGTGCTTGACCCGGCTCTGAGGATATTTCGGATTGGTTCGAGCCTGCATCTTTTGCCAGTCGGTGAAGATGTAGTTGACCCGCATGAAGTCTTCGGTGATCCGAGGGACATTTCGAGCAGCGTCGATCCAACGATACAGGCTACCTTGAAGCTGGTTCTCTTCGTCTCTGGTTCCAAACACCCAGCCGAAGGCAGAGGTGCTCTTGTTGTCCTCTACGTGGCCTTCTGCGACCAGATCGAACTTGCCGCCAATGGTGACTCCGTTGATCTCTCGGAAGCCACGTTGTTCAAGATAGATTGGGATCATGTCAGGATTGGCGATGCGTTCTTCATCAGTAGGATTGATCGCCACGAGATCGATGACATGCTCAGGAATGCTGAGCTTGGCCAGATTAACTCGATAGTTCTTGACCCATGCCTTTTCGATGGAGTCGTGGATTGAGTTGCCAAGACCACGAGAAATGTAGTCTTCAACATCTTCTATCTGTTGCTCAATGGGCACACGTTGAGCAAGCACGATCTGCTTGGTCGGACGCATCAGAGTAGTGACGGAGATATACTCCTTGAAGCCTTGGCTGGCTTGGTAATCGTATTCATCATTGATGAGCCAGACTGCAAGCGAAAGTGAAATGTCAGTGTTATTCGTGATCTTCACGATGTTTCTCCAGATCTGAAGGGAATTAGAGCGGCAGCCCCAAAGAAAGGACTGCCGCTCCGAAGATCAATTTAAGGTTGATTACTCGAACGGAAGTTCGAGTTGCTCTTCCTCAGATTGATCCACTTGCAGGTTGATGTTCATCTTTAGCGTCCTTCCGCTTAAGACGACGCAGGATTCGACCAGCGTAGTGGACGATCTTCTCAGCACCGTAGACAGCATTATGACCCGGCTTGCCATTGGCCTTCCGAGCATTGGCTGATCGCCAGATTTCTTTGAAGATGTTGGCTTCGTCCGGATTTAGTTCGAGTGCTTCGATAATATCTTCGCACTCGGCCTGATACGCAGGCTGATCCTCTCGCTGGGGATGCGTCACATGGACGAGGTAGTAGTTCACTCGTCCCCCAGTG